TCAATCCTGTGATAGCATTATCACGCAAATATGTTCTTGCTTGGTCATTTGTAAGTGTTGGATATACTTCTGCCAAACAAGCCAACAATCCTGCCACAAACGGAGCCGCATAACTGGTGCCAAACTGCGATGCCATCGTATCCCAAGTACCCACATTGTTTTCCTGTCCGTAATATGGATTACCAAAAGCGATTGACTGTTTCATAGCCGCACCCATCACATTTTCTCCTGCGGCATATACATCTATACCTGGACCCCAGTTACTGAAGTCTGCTTTACCTTGGTCTGTGTGTGGACTGAGTGCACCTACATTGATTGCTCCATTATATGAGTAATTGTCTCCACGCATATAATAATCTCTAAATGGATAATAGCCATTGAAGAAATAGTCTTTGTTCACATAAGCGGCACCATCAACCATATAGTTGTCATAGTTGGCACCACCCGATACATCAGTATATCTGTTGTTGTTACCACCCGAAGTAATTATAATAATGCCTTCATCTATGGCATCCTCTATATCACTCTTAGGTTGAGGGGAGTTCAAAGTAAAATTGGTGTTGCTTGAGAATGCACTATCGGTGGTTTGCATAACTCCACGAGCCAACAGTTCAGCAGCACTGAGGAAGGTACTACCATCTCCCTTGTCTAAGTCATCACCTTGGAAGTGTGCAAAACTGGCACCTGAATAGATGTTGACTGTACCCAAACTAATACTGACAATGGTAGGATTTTTTCTACCTGTTGCCGGGTTTACACTTTTGGTTCTGTGGAACTCTCTGATGTAGGCAAAAGTTCTGTCTGTGTTATCACCACCACTCAACTCCTTCTCTGCTCGCTGACTGAAGTTGAATACATTGGCATCTTTAGCAAGTCCGAATCTTGTACCTGCCGCATAACTTGCAGCTGCTGTTGGATGTCCATCTTCTTCTCCTACCCTACTGGCTCTAGCAAGTGCAAGTGTGTAGGTGTAGTTTGTACCACCTGTAATTGTGTTATAGTGTTGCCCCCAATTGTAATCTACTATTCTATCTGAAAAATCTGCGTGGTCACTAAATGTGTGGTTATCTACTATAATGATATCCACATTCTTACCACTTGCTGAATATGTCACAGTTGCATCTTCATATCTGTCTGATGAACTTGCGGCATCATTACCCCAACCATCTCTGTTATCAGTTTCAAAGTGTCTCAGTATTCCCCAAGGTATGTGATTCTGATTTGTGTATTTTATTCCGTTAGTACCATCAGATTTTGTAAACAACGCTCCACTTACGTTATCGCTTTTGTCAAACCTACCTGTGAATGTTGCTTGTTGCTCAAACTGCTGTCTGTCTAATACACTTTGTGGTACAACAACTTGGACCCTATCATCATAACTTACTTCTCTTGCTTCTTCAAGTGTGAGCATATAACCTGTGGTTCTTGAAGTTGGTCTCCTATCTTCACAGCTAACACTTCTATTTGGAATATGTAAATCACCACCTGGTGTTTCCATATCATCATAAAATTTTTGGATATCTTCTCCCTTATGTAGTGTGACTTGGAATAGTTCCATATTACGCCTCCAATTGTAATACTTGAAGTGTTACTTCAACTGTACTTGCTCCCCCACTTTTATTTGTAACTCTACAAGGAATATTTGTTGTAGGTGTACTTTCATCATTGAAACCAAAAGCACCTGGTGATATTAATATGGCTTGTGAACCTGTTGTGATAACCTCTGCTATTAATCCCGAATCGGATGTTGGGTCTGAACCTTCTGCTCTTGAAGCATCTGCCGTTCTTGAAGCTGCATCGGTATATAATCGTACTCTTGATGCTACTGATGTTTCTACTTTTTGAAGCATATATGATTTGAATCCAGTAATATCTAAATCAGCCTCAGCTGAATCTGATATACTTGTAGTACTACCAGATATTGAAGTTCTACTTTGTAAACTACTACCTCCACCACCAGAATTAGCATCTACATAAGCTTTTGTTGCAGCGTCTTGAGATGCAGTTGGTTCTGATAAATTTGTGATTTTACCCGTCATAGAAATACCATCTGCCGTTGTTGATAATACTTCTGAGTTTAGATGATAAAGTGTAGCAATACCATCTTCAGCTGTTATTGCGGTTCGAGAAACCCCATTATCTTGTATTCTAACAATTGGACCTTGTATAATTAGAGTACCTGTGGTGTTTTTGATACGGGCGGATATACCACTGTGCAGTATTTCTAAGTCATTATCATTACCTATATTGATTGTCTCACCATCATTTAGATATAAACTTCCTGAAAGTGTTACATCACCACTTGCAGTTATATCATTAAATGATACATTTGAAGCTGTACTAAGGTTTTGATTTATAGTATCAAGTTGTGTTTTATTTGAATGTGTGTGAGAATCTCCCCCACCACTTCCAAATCCACTTGATGCAACTGATGATGAAATATATGAATCGGTTATTACATCGGTAATTTGAGATGAACCACTTACAATACCTTGTGGAAGTTCAGTAATAATGGATGAAGTTGGAACTGCAGTTGCAACACCATCAGTATTTCCTACCCAAAAATAACCCGATTGAATGTTTGGAACATCGTTACTTCTACCAGCACCACTAATTACACCACTACCTGCGGTAGGGTGAACTTTAATCACTTTTCCTAAATTTTGTATAAGGTTAGAACCCGTTGGTTTTATATTAGTATATCCACCATCTGCTCCAACATATACAACATCACCTTCAGAAAATTCAGATGTGTTTACTCCATTTATAAAACCAACAACAATTCCATGTCCTTCTTGGTCGGATGTTAAAGTTTCATCTAATACAAATGCAGCAGGCATTCTATCTGCTCTTGATGCAGATGCAGCGTAGATATGAGATGAATTACCAGTTGAACCACTTACATAAACTGGTGTTCCTTTTGGTAAAGTTATACTTTCTTTATTTTTTACACTCTCTATTACTTTTCTTGGAGTAACATCATATAAATCTGAATCACCATTATTTTTAGTAATGGTTAACTCAGAAAAATCACTTGAACCAGTTAGGTAATAAGAACCTGTTTCTGAAGTTAAGTTATTTACTTCAGTTTGAATAGATGATGTAAAATCATTTAGTGATGTTAAATCTTGGGTAATACCAGAAGTACCACTACTTCCACCACTTCCTGCAGTTCCGTTTGTTCCACTCGTACCACCACTTCCTGCAGTTCCGTTTGTACCAGAAACACCAGAAGTTCCAGATGAACCAAACAAAGTTCCATCTTGTCCACTTGTACCAGATGTACCAGCTGAACCTGATGAACCAATTACTCCATCTACACCCGATGTACCTGATGTTCCACTACTTCCAAAGAATGTACCATTTAGTCCACTTGTACCAGATGTACCAGCTGAACCAGATGAACCCTTTTCTCCAGTAGAACCTTTTGCACCAGCAGTAGCAATAGTTACGGATGTATTACCCGTTCCACTAACTACTATATCCGATGTTGTTGGATTTACTTCAATAGTTGATTGTGAACCAGAAACTTCTACTGTTGTATTATTCTGAGTTACATTAACTGCCATTGTTATCGAGTTACTTCTTTAGATAATTTTACTTTACCTTGTAATAATCGTGTTACATCACAACCATTACTATCCACCATTTCTAAATCATAAACGGCTTCACTAAAGTCTAATAGGGAAGATGAGTGTGCAGAAATATAAACTCCAATTGAACCTGATGAAAGTGGTAAATTACCAGTACTTCCACTTAGGTTTAACCCCGTACCACAACCATCTGATAAAGATGATGATAATGCGATATAAATTGTTTCAGATTCAATAGTTGGTCTAAGATGCATTCTTGCTTGATATCCACTTAAATCAACGGGATTTCCATCTCCATCTTTCCAAGTTACATTAAAGTTTAAAGTAGCACCTTGTTCAATAGTAAAGTTATAATTTCCTGCTGCCATAATTTTTCTCCAATTAGTAAATATAAATATTGAAAAATGAATAAAAAAAAAAGAGGGAACTTTCGTTCCCTCTTAATTCAGTTTATATAAAGTTAAACTAATCTTAGATTAAGTTTAGGTCTTTAACATAAATCTTACCATAGTACTCTGGTCTAACCATTTTCTTAGCGTATCTAGTCATTACACCTCTTCTCGGAGTGAAATTCTTAGGGTCATACACTAATGGAGTCATGATTAGTGGTACATACGGAGCATATACAGCACCAGTTTCTAGGAAGTTGCTTCCTCTAAATCCTAATAAGATTTCGTTAGAAGTCATATAAGGGTTTTTGTAAACTGTGTATCTGTTAGCAATCGCACCTACTGAAGTTACACCAGCAGCGAAAGACATTGCATCTTTATCAGCTGAAACAGCAAATCCAGGGATTGATTCTAAGATAGTACATACATCAGGAGAAGCTACTACAAAGTTAGCACCACCTCTTAATGTTAATTGGTGAATCTTATTAGATACTTTGTTTAATTTAGTACCTAAAGTCTGGAACCAAGTGTTCTTTTGGTATGCAACAGCAGATGTACCAGCAGTCCAACTATTACCACCAGTATACTCTTCACCGATTGTAGCTGACCAGTAATCAACAGTTAAAGCGTTAGATTTTAACATATCTAAGATTTCTAAATCAATCTCTAATGAGATGTAATCAGATAACATAGAAGTTAATTCAGCTTCAGCGTCAATTGAGTGGTAAGCGTTAAGGTCTTGCGCCAACTCAGGAGTCCACACAGCCTTTAGTTTTCTAGTCTTAGCAACGATTGCTTCAGACTTCAATTCTAAATCTACTTCAGGAATTGCTAAATCCGTTTCAGGATTTTGGTCCATACCAGTAGCTTCAAAATCACCTCTGTTGTAATCAACAGGTACGTGAGAGAATTCAATTACTACGTTGTTAGCATCTACAGCTGCAGTTGTTCCAACGAAGAAGATGAAGTTATCACCATCAACTTTGTTAAACTGAGAATAGTTAGCACCATCAATATCAACACCAGTTACATTGAAAGATGAAATTGCATCACCATCAGCAGTAGCTGAGATATTAGATTTAGCAACAGTTAGTTTTTGGATATCACCAGCCTCAACAGAAGCAGATAATGCACCATCAAATCCTACATCAGCGTGTGAAGCAGATGCCCAACCTTGGTTAGAAGTTGATACAGTTACTGTATCTTCGTTGATAGAGTATGCGAACTCACCAGAGCCATATAAACCACCAGCAGCTTCACCAGTTCTACCTGAACCTAATGAACCTGAGTTACCGAATAATGATTCTCCAACGAATTTTTTACCATTCTCAGTTCCGTATTTAAAATCTAAATAGAATACAAGACCTGAAGGTAAGTTCATAGGTTGTACACTAACGAATTCTTTAGAAGCAATCTCACCAAAGATTCTTCTTACTAAAGGTAAAGCTACACCGCTCCACTCTTCAGAGTTGTTGGCAGTTCCAGTAGAACTTGCCTCATCAAGCAATTGTTTTGCTTGGTTTTCTAAAAGAACAGACATTGCGCCTTGCTCTTTCTCATTTAAACCTTCAAGAAGTCCAGTTTGCTCCCATTTTCCTTTAAGTTGTCTTGTTTCAGCCAACATTACAGATTGTGGGTTCTTTCCTTCCATTAGTTTAGATAAATCAAAATTTGCCATTTTTATTTTCCTTTTTAATGTTAGTTAAATTATTTGATATTAGCTAATTGTTTAAATCTTTCAGCTAATGTATTTGTGTTCTCAGAAATAATTTCTTTTGCAGGTGCAGTAGAAGCAACTGGTTTAGATGCAGCTTCAGCTACAACTTTCTTAGTTCTCTTCTCAGTTCCTGTAAAATTCATTGATTCTGCTAACGTAGCGTAAACTAATTTTACTTCTCTAACAGATGTTGTTCTGTCTAAGTTTTCAACAACTTTAGATTTTTGCTCATTGTTTAAGTTATAAGCTCTGAACAATCTATTAGCGTATAATAATTTTGCGTTAAGAAGGTTTACTTCGTTGATGGTAGATTGTAGAGTCTTAACAGTTGAAAGAGCTTCTTCTAATTCAGTTTGTAGTCTAACTACCTCTTCATTAGCCTCTTCTTCGTGTTCTTCTTCTTCAATTTCTTCTTCACCTTCGCCGTATCCCATTTCTCTAAGAATTTCATCCAAGTCGATTTCATCATCCATTTCATCTTCTTCTTCAGCTTCTTCAGCTTCTTCTTCAGATTCTTCAGATTCTTCTTCATCTTCTTCGATTTCCTCTTCTTCAGATACTTCTTCTTCAGAAACAGTTTCTTCTACCTCTTCTTCTTCGTGGTAGCCTTCTTCTACTTCATCTTCTTCCATATCCATTTCCAATTCTTTGATGATAGCTTCTAAATCCAACTCATCTTCTTCTTCAATCTCTTCTTCTTCGTGGTAGCCTTCTTCTACTTCTTCTTCTTCATCCATAGAATCTTCTTCACCTTCGTGAGAACCTTCTTCTACTTCTTCTTCTTCAGAAACAGTTTCTTCTACCTCTTCTTCTTCAGAGATTGTAGCTTCTTCGATTTCGTCATCATCATGCCCTTCACCTTCTTCCATTGCTTCTTCATCAGAATGCTCTTCTTCAGAAACAACTTCTTCTTCCAACTCGTCTCCTACCTCTGCAGTTTCTTCTTCAGATTCAGGTCCAAGTTCGGTGTGTGCGTCAGATGCAACATCTGATGGTTCAACTGGAGTATCCTCATCACCGCTACCAATATCACTTGAATCTAATTCCTCTTCGATTTCTTCCTCTTCACCTTCCATTTCAGCTTGTAGCTTCTTTGATAGGATTGATTGTAATCTTGGAGTAAACGCTTCCTCAAGTGCAATCTTAGCATTAGCGATTGCAGTTTCTCTTACAGCTTTAGCATCAGCAATTGCTTCTTTTAACAATTTTGAATTTGCCATTTTACTTGTTACTTTTTAAAATTTGCTGAAGTTATTTGAGGAACCTCAATATAGAATAGTGTAAATTGGTTGTTCGGTCACTAAACATTAAAAGTTAGTATTCATTAACCAAAGGAACACACATAGACGTGTGTTATTACGAATAAATATATAAAAATTTATAAAAACATAAAAAACTAAAGAAAATTATAAGTTTTTTATAGAATTGGTGTATAAGGTTATTTTTTAATCTTACCTTTTTTGATATCTCTTTCGAGTTCTTTTCCTGCACCTAATAAATCATTAATTGCATAATCTAATGGTACATTTCTATATTTGGCAAGTTTTCTAACTGCCATCATTACGATTCGTTTCTCTTCAGTAGAGTATCCTTCGTTGATTGATTCTTTAATTTTATATTTCTTTTGAAGTTTTGCAATAGCATCATCTACAACTTTAACATATCTATTGTAAATTCTAGCATGCTGGTCTTTTAAATCAGCCATAGCTAAGATATCTTCATCAGATGCTTTCTTTGCAAACTTAGGACCAACATATCCTGGCATATTAGTTCTGAGTAAATTAGCTTTCTTAGTATCTATTTCGTTTACTGATTCTTCTACAAATCCTTTTTTCAAAAGTGCGTTTCTGAAAGTTTCTAAATCTTTTTTGTTTTTGAAGATTTGAATTCCAAAGAAATCACTACCATCTTTGTGTTTTTGTTTTCCATCGTGGTAAGAGATTGTGTATTTAGCTTTACCAATACCATCTTGCTGTCT